TTATATGATGAGCTGTACAATACAGTAGCTTCTCAAGTAAAGGAAATAAGGGCTTCTTTAAGAACTAAAAAATAATCCTTTACAAAAAATATGGTATTTTGTATAGTATTTACATGGTTCATTTGATTCCGAATGTCCATAACATTCTACCCTTTAGAATTATTGGGTACTGCGTGATGTGGAGTTGCAGGTTCCAGGTCATGGAGATTACAATTTCATAGTCGCGCAATCACAAGAACGCTGCTTAGAGTACCTGCAATACTACTAAGCAGCGTTTTTACTTTCTATACTGGGGAGGAACTTGTATGATACAAAATGATAATTATGTAAGTATTCAAGGATGGATGCGCAATAAACTTGAATTAAAAGGAAATGATTTAATAGTTTATGCTATTATTTATAGTTTTTCTCAAGATGGAGAATCTAAATTTGATGGTAGCTTACAATATTTAGCGGATTGGTGTGGTGCAACAAAACAAGGGATTCAAAAGAATTTAAAAAACCTGTTGGAAGCTGGCTTGATAAAGAAAGAAACTAAAAAATCCAGCAAAGGAAACTTAGTTTCATACTATACAACTAAGTTTCATACCTATGAAACTAAGTTTCATGGGGGTATACAACTAAGTTGCTCCAATAATATAGAAAAGGACAATAAAACAGATAATAAAAAAGTTAGTATTAAAAATACTAACTGTAAAAAATCCTTGGTAAAAAAGAAATCCTTATATGAGAAAATGCAAGATGAAATCCTGTTATTTACCAAAAATACAGAAATACAGGATGCACTCACAGCATTTTTAAACTTACAACTGGAAATATATAAGGAGCAGGGTAAGACATATTACTCTAATATCTTTAAAAGCAGGCTAAACAAATTAAAGACAGATTTTGATAAAAAGGACTGGCTTTCTGTAATTCAAAATGCAACAGAACATGGATGGCAGAATTTTTATCCAGTTAAAGAATATGATAAACCTCGTAAGAAGAAAAGAGCCTGTGATGAAGGTGTTACTTGTGAAAAATATACTGAGGAAGAAATGAGGGAGATTGAAAAATGGCAGCAAGAACAAATAGCCAAGGGAGAACAGATGATATTTTAAATGAAAAATGTTGGTATAAAGAAGTATGCCAGTATAGACAATGTGCTGGATGTATAAGGTTCACTGAAATGAACTACTTGATGCAGAATAGTAATATTCCTCAAGCAAAACAAAAACCTATCCAGCTTATACCAACTACGGCTAACGACAAGAAGATGTTTAAGGAACTTGCCAGCATAAAGGATAATATCGTTGACTTTGTTGATAATGGCTCTAATTTATACATTGCAAGTAAATCTACAGGAAATGGAAAAACGAGCTGGTCATTAAAGTTGGTATTGAAATATTTCGATAGTATATGGGCAGGTAATGGACTAAGAGTAAGAGGAATGTTTATCCATGTACCTACATTACTTCTTCAACTCAAGGATTTTAATAATCCAGTTAGTCCCCAGTTCAAAAAGAACCTGGAGAACTGTAATTTGGTAATATGGGATGATGTGGCAAGTACAGAACTGTCCAATTATGATTATTCACAGTTACTTACATATATTGATTCAAGGATAATGAATGAAAGGAGTAATATATTTACTGGTAATCTTATAACTAAACAACAAATAACACAGGTGCTGGGGGAAAGACTGGCAAGCAGAATATTCAGTAATTCTAAAGTCATAATACTGGATGGAAAGGACAGAAGATAACATGGAAGCTGCTTTACAGATTATTAGCAAGGTGATTTCTAGTGGGGATTATTCAATAATTGAAAATAACTTACTAAATGAAGAATTTTTTGTTGAATACGAAGATGAGTTTAATTATATTCGTAAGCACTTTAAGAAATACGGTAATGTGCCTGATAAATTTACTTTTTTATCCAAGTTCCCTGATATAGAGTTGGTAGAGGTAACAGAAAGTGATAAATACTTACTGGAAACAGTAAAAGAAGAAAGGCTTTACTATAAGTCAATTCCAGTAGTTAAACAGATTGCAAAGTTATTGAAAACAGATGCCAATGCTGCCGCTGAGTATATGATTCAGGCAGTAAACGATTTACAGCCTGATTATCAGTTAGGTGGAACAGATATTATAAAACAGGCACAGGAGAGATATGAAGCGTATGTAGAACGCAGAAACAATGATAAAGACTGGACTTTTTCAACTGGGTTTGAAGAGCTGGATGCTTTAATACATGGAATAGAGCGTCAGGAAGAATTGATAGTTTTGTTTGCTCGTATTAACAATGGTAAATCATTTGTAGCGGAGAAAATAGCAACTCATGTATGGCAAATAGGATTTAATGTAGGTTATATATCACCGGAAATGAGTGCAAATAGTATTGGATACAGATTTGATACTTTATACCAAGGATTTTCAAATAAGTCGTTAATGTGGGCGGATAAGTCCTTGAAACAGGAGGATTATAAAGACTATATTGATGAGTTACAAAAGAATGAACATACATTCATAGTAGCTACACCGGCTGATTTTGATAAGTGTATTACAATATCCAAGTTAAAGGAATGGATAAAACAGCACCAACTTGATTTTATAGTAATTGATGGTATTAACTATCTTACTGATGAACGATTTAGACGAGGGGATAATAAGACTACTTCTTTGACGAATATATCCGAGGATTTAATGGCTTTATCCATTGAATTAAAAGTTCCTCCTTTAGTAGTAAGCCAAGCAAATAGAATGGGTACTATTACTGATGAAGAGGAAAATACACCGGAACTTGAAAATATTAAGGACAGTGATGGAATTGCAGCAAATGCCAGTAAAGTCATATCTTTAAAACATACCAAAGATGGTATTCTAAGAATGGGTATAAAGAAGAACAGATTTGGTCCAGTAGGAGGACAGCTCAATTACCAGTGGGAGGCAGATACTGGTGAATTTACATTTATACCAAGTTATGAGGATGCTCAACCAAAAGAAAAGACAGAACGTAAGGTCAAAAAGCTTAAAAAGAAAATACGTGATAAAGAAGACGTTTTTTAATGGAGATATTTTTAATGGAGATAAATGGACATATTTTAAATGCAGAACTGGAAGATATACTGGGAGAACTACGCAGGCAACTAGCTATAAATGGATATCAGTATTTACAGAAAGAGCCTAAAAGGTCAGGTAATAGCTTGCAGATACAGTGTCCTTATCATAGTAATGGACAGGAAAGAAACCGTTCCGCAGGAATAAGACTACATGATGGAATGTTCCATTGTTTTGCCTGCAACCAAGTACATACTTTACCGGAAGTCATTTCCTACTGTTTTGGCCACGAAGATGATGAACGAGGAAAATGGGGATGGAAATGGCTAGTAAAGAATTTTGCTGTAATAGAAGTGGAGGAAAGAGAAGATGTCGAACTGGATTTTAGTAGGGATTCTATTAGTGTTAATGTTAATAATAATACTTATGTTGACGATATAGAATTAGAAAAATATCGATACATTCACCCTTATATGTACAAGAGGAGATTGACAGATGAAATTATTGAAATGTTTGATGTGGGGTATGATAAAGTTACTAAGTGTATTACTTTTCCTATACGTGATGTACATGGGAATTGTTTGTTCGTGGCTAGACGCTCGGTCAAAACAAAATTTTTTAAATACCCTGAAGGAGTAGAAAAGCCATTATATGGTCTATATGAATTGTCCTGTATAGCTGGATGGTATGGAAATCAATTATCTAAAATTACAGGAAATGGTAATGTATATGTAGGTCTTGACTGGAAAGAGGATATTGATGAAGTAATTGTTTGTGAGTCTATGTTAGATGCTTTGACCTGCTGGGTATATGGGAAATATGCAGTAGCTTTGAATGGACTGGGAAATGATTTACAGTTTAAACAATTAAGACATTTACCAGTAAGAAAACTTATATTAGCAACAGATAACGATAAGAGGGGAATGGAAGCTCGTAAAAGGATAGCTGATAACGTTACCAACAAGCTAATTACACAATATATAATCCCACATATTAAACGCAAGGATGGCAAGGAAACTAAGGATATCAACGACCTTACAAAAGAGGAATTTGACAGGCTTGAAGAAATTATTTAAAATTCAAAATCAATGGTTGATATATAGAAAAACATATATTATAATGTTTTCAGTAACCAAGTTACCATTTCATTTTGAAAAATAAAATATATAGGAGGAATTAAGAAATGGCAAAGTACAGAAATAAGAAGAACGGTCGTGTAATGGAGATTATCCAGGAGGACAAGAAGTACAAAACAGTTCTTGTAAGATTTGAGGACAATGACGAAGAGACACAGATTTCAACTTCTACCCTCAAGCGTTGGTATGAAGAGCTCGATGACGAAGACGAGGATTATGAGGACGACGACGAAGAGCTGGAAGAGGACGACGAAGAGGAAGAGGATGAGGACTCCGAGGACGAAGATGACGAGGAGGATGAAGACGATTCTGACGAAGAGGAAGATGATGACGAGGATGAGGATTCCGATGATGATGAGGAAGACGAAGACTCTGATGACGAGGATGAAGATGAGGACCAGGAAGAAGAGGACGAAGACGACGATTCTGATGAGGATGACGAGGATGATGAAGACTCTGAGGAAGAGGAAGTAGACGACGATGAAGATGAGCAGGATGACGATGAGGACGATGATGAGGAAGAAGAGCCTGCACCAAAGAAGGGCAAGTCTTCAACTAAAAACGCTCCAAAGTCAAAGGAAAAGAAAGCAGCAGCTCCAAGAAAGAAGTCAGAGGAATCTGATGCAGTGAAGGAACTTGTTGATTATGCTGAGGAGTGTGTTAAGGAGCAGGATGGAGAAATCTTCCAGCCCCAGTCCCAGCCTAGAAACAGGGCATTCAAAGTAGGTGGTCATATGTATGCAAGACTCCTTTACAGCGTAAAGGCAGTTACAGTAGCATGCAGGAAGGAAGCTGTATCCGGTACTGGTATTAAGCCTACAAAGACCATCAATCATATGTTTAGCGAACTTTATACATATGAGAAACTTGATAAGACTGCCAAGGCAAACATCAAGAAACTTCTTCAGGCTTCCTTTGATTATCAGTTAAAGAAGAATCAGGGTACTGACAAACCAAAGGCTAAGAAGGAGAAGGCAGCTTCTAAGAAAGAAGCTAAGACTTCAACTAAGTCAAAGGCTACTGGCAAGAAAAACTCAAAGAAGGAGAAATAATTATGCCAAAGATTAGTCATAATGATGTTGATAATTATAATACCGGTGGTAACGGAGGCGGATTTTTCCAGTTAAAGAAAGACAAGGAAAAGGCAAAAGTTCGTTTCATGCTGGAAGATATTGATGACCTTGATAATTATACTTATGTAGTACATAGCTGCAAAGTTCCTGATAAGGAATTTGGACTGGATGTCAACTGTCTTCGTGAATATGATGACCCTGTTGATGCCTGCCCATTATGTGCAGCAGGTATTAAGAAGTCAATTAAGGTATATGTACCTCTTTACAATGAAGACGAGGAAAAAGTACAGATTTGGTCAAGGGGTAAGAAAATGATACCTAAGCTGCAAGGGCTTATGTCTAGGTATAAGGATTTTCCAGGTCATATCTTTGAAATTGAACGTAACGGAAAACCAAAGTCTACTGAGACTACTTATGAAATTTATGAGCAGGATGAAGATGATACTACGCTGGATGACCTTGATGAACTTCCAACAATTGAAGGAGTAGCTGTAAAGAACTACTCTGAAGAGGATATGGAATATTATTTAGAGTCAGGAGAGTTCCCACCTGAGGACGACGATGACGAGGAAGATGATATTCCTGCAAGAAGAAGTAAATCCAAGTCAAAGTCAAAAAGACATCGTGACGAGGATGAGGATGTAAAGCCTCGTCGTAAGCACAGGGATGAACCTGAGGATGATGACGACGAAGATGAGGATGAAGAGGAAGAAAGGCCAGTAAGAAAGAAATCTTCCAAGTCAAAAAAGAGAAGGCATCGTGATGAAGATGATTTCTAAATAAATTAAATACTGTGGTGGCGGAATAGACACAATTACAGTATGTATTGTGGTAAAGCTGATAATTCACATTTGGATGAATTTGAAAGTTAGAGTAGACGCACAATGACCAGTCAGTTCGATGTTGATAGTAACTTGTGGAATGGTGTAAGTGGGCATAAAGATGATTGCCATGTAAGGTGCAAATCCTTACCCACAGTATAATGGGCTATCGCCAAGCGGTAAAGGCACAGCACTTTGACTGCTGCATACGAGGGTTCGAATCCCACTAGCCCAGTTAGGGAATTATCCCCCAACGGTAATCAAATACCTATCAGTATTATTTATTTATGATGGGATTAACGCTGAGAAAACTTGCTGGAAGAATATTTGACTCTATTACCTATCAGATAGAGTTGGTAACTATTGTGAATAATCATAACACATATATCTTGTGGTGAGATTAAATCGTTCTGTTTATGACAATGATATTTAACCAGTTAAATACCTAAGTTCATAGCTCATCAACTAAACCGGGTGAGTAGGTTATAAGGTATTATTAAGGAGAAAGTTATGCCACTATTTGATATTCCAAGTCGTTCCGGTAGGAAGCAGGCTACAAACATAGCTAAAAAATCAAAATCTAAGGCTAAATCAGTCAGTATTTCAGTCAAGGGCGGAAATACTGTACTCGGAAGAATAAATGAAATTAAAGCCGTAGTACAGAAGAATTTAGGACAGTACGAAGATAAATACATGCTAATTACTGAAGAAGAAGTATTACATGATTATATCACTGAATGTATTGGAAATGGACATATTGCTATTGATACTGAAACAGATGGGCTTGACCCATTACAGAATAAATTAGCAGGAATATGTCCATATACTTATGGTCAAAAGTCAGCATATATTCCGATAGGTCATATTAGCTATGTGACTGGTATGAAGTTAAAAGACCAACTGGATATAGAATTTGTAAGAGCAGAGTTTAAAAGGTTACTGGAGAAGAAGCCTGATATAGATATGTTTAATGCCACTTTTGATATAAGAGTATTAAGACATGCAGGCATACCGGAAATCTATTGTACATGGGATGCTTATTTAGCAGCTAGATTATTAAATGATAATGAGTTAGAAAATAAACTCAAGCCCCTGCATAATAAATACTGTCAGGATGGTAAAGGAGATGCTTTTACATTCGACTCGTTATTTAAGGGTATTCCATTTACTATTGTACCACCTTCAATTGGGTATCTATATGCAGCTGGTGACCCTATTAAGACAACAGAGCTAGCAGACTTTCAGAGAAAACATTTGAGGCTTGACCACGAAAGGGAAGATATAAGAAACATGGCTTGGGTATTTCATAATATAGAAATGCCATGTGTCCCAGTTGTAGCGGATATGGAGGATATTGGAGTTAATTTTGACCCTGACTATCAACAGGAACTTTCAGTAAAGTATAACAAGATGCTGGAGGAGAAGAAAAAGGCAGTATATATTACTATTGATAAATATAAAGATGATATTGATAAGTATTGTAGAAAACATAAAGACCATAAGCTGGACAATCCTATCAATATTGGAAGTCCTACTCAATTAGCTGTTCTTTTATATGATATTATGGGCATGAAGTCTTCAGATAAGCGTAAGCCAAGAGGAACAGGGGAAGAAATACTGGAGAAAATGAATAATCCAGTATGTAAGGCTATACTTGAATATAGGACATTGTCAAAACTTGTATCAACATATATAGATAAGCTTCCCGATTGTGTTAATCCTAATGATGGAAGAATACATTGTAAGTTTAATCAATATGGTGCAGATACTGGAAGATTTAGTTCACAAGACCCTAATTTACAGAATATCCCATCAAAGAACCATGATATTAGAAAAATGTTTATCGCATCACCTGGATATGTAATGATGTCCAGTGATTATTCTCAGCAGGAACCAAAAGTTATGACGCAGATGTGCCAAGACCCAAAGATGATTCAGGCATATCAGGAAGGAAAGGATTTATATGCGGAAATTGCAGCACTGTCTTTCAATACTACTTATGAGAATTGTTTGGAATTTAGACCAGATGGAACAACCAATCCGGATGGCAAAAACCGTCGTTCCCAAGCAAAATCCATACTCCTTGGAGTGCTCTATGGTAGAGGAGTTCCGTCAATTGCGGAACAGCTTAATACAACGACTAAAAAAGCACAGGCAATAAAGGATTCAGTATTTAAAGGATTCCCAGCTATACCTAATTTTGAGAAGGCTTCACTTGAGATGGCTGAAGAACTAGGATATGTCACTACATTATGGGGAAGAAAGCGCAGACTGCCTGATATACAGTTAGATGAATATGAGTTTAAGTATAAAGATGGTGCAGCACATGATGAAGATTTACTGGATTTTAGTGATATGAATCCTCCCGAGGAAGATAATGAAGTTCCTGAGGATGTACAGGATTATTATTATGATAAGCTTGAAAATTGCTGGGGAAAGAAAAGAGTGGCAGTATTTAAAGAGGCACTGGAAGAAGGGATTATTATTACTGATAATACAGCTAAAATAGCACAGGCTGAAAGACAATGTGTTAATGCTCGTATTCAAGGAAGTGCTGCCGATATGTCAAAGTTAGCTATGATATTAGTAGGTAATGATAAAAAGTTGAAGGAATGGGGATTTAGATTACTAATCCCAGTACATGATGAATTAATTGGTGAGTGTCCTAAAGAAAATGCAGCTAAATGCAAGCAGAGATTTGCCCAGTTAATGAGTGAAGCTGCAAAGGGTAAATTAACAATACCTATTTCCTGTGATGTTGAAACAACTGAAAAATGGTATGGACAACCCTTTTCTGATGATGAATTGAAAAAGTGGGCAAAACATGCTGAAGAAGTTGACCATAAACATGGGATAAAAACTCATAAGAAAAGGAAAAAGTAATGGAGATATATATGGCAGGCATGGGAAATATGAACGGAAAACTGAATATCTATTTTGCTGGGGATTATATGTTCCCATATGATGCAAATACAACAGATGTTTATTTACTTGGATATAACAGACTTCTCAGTTATGATTACCAAAAGAAGTTAGTTGATAAGATTATACAGAGGAAGAAAGCCTTGAAATTATATTTAGCAGGATGTGATAAGTTTGGTAAGAAGGAAAGGAGAAAAGCCTTGGATTT